GTTGGGGTAGCATCAAAGTCCAAAGTTGTCAAGGAGATGGGGAACATACCTTTAAACTTGACCAAGAACTGTGGATTCAGAGTGCTATTGAGAACTTCTAACGTTGCATCAGAATAAAGAAGTTCTTCTCCATCCAATTGATTTTTATATAACTGTCTTGACTCTGCATATTCATTATAAATTTCTTGCAGACTCTCTGGAAATCCAAGACCTCTCATCCAGTTTTGTATCTGCATATAGTTTTTCAGATCTTCATCAATTAAGAAACGAAGGTTGAAGTCTGCAAAGTCTAATTTATCACCAGGTCTGGGAATATCTGTCAGATAATTTGGTTGCTGAGTTACGCCCAAATCAATCCCTGGAATCTGTGCAGAGTTTGAAAAGAACGATACCTTAGGGCATTTCTGAATAGTAAAATTAAACCCAGTCGGTGACAGGTAATTTCTATTTTCAATTTGTTTGTCGTAGATAGAACGTGCCATTTATTACTCACTTACAACGGTTGCGCCTTTCCAACCACCATTCGTGCCATCGGTGTTTACCATTTCAGCATTGGCAGCTGCCTCGGTGGCATAAGTTTTTTTACCACCTGGTTGATCACTCCAATGTCTATTTCCTTCATAGTACATCGTGCTGCCATTGATCAAACTAGATTTGGTGATGTAATAAGCCATCAGTCCCTTTGCCTCCAATCGTCGGATTTTTCTTGATGAAACCAGTCCACTATTTCTTCTGCATCTGAAAACCCCGTTTTGTGATTAGATGGATCGGGGTCTCCTATATCCATCTTATTCATAAAATCATCAAGACTGCCTTCTTGAACATCTGGGTTCATCGCAGTACGTCTTGCTTTTCTCAACATCTCACCGGCAGATCTGTTTGCTTTGGCAAGTTTGTTTGCCCAGATCATGTCCTCTAACTTAACTTCTTCACCATTGACAATTTTGTTGCAAATGAATTCAAGCCTGAGGCGATACTCTGTTGATAGCATATGGATCTCTTCATACGATTGTATTTAGATAAAAAAAGAGGGTCCGAAGACCCTCTTGCACTTCCTTCACACGGAACTATGTATCACATCAGGTTGGTAACCTTGACGCGGCGATAGTAGCGGTTAGCAGAAGGATTGAGGTTACCAAGACCCTGGTTAGTGCCCTCAGCGAATGGGTTAGCGACCAGACCGTAACGGGTCTTGAAGCCAATCTTAGGCTGGAAGGAGTTCTCACCAACGGCACGGACCATTTGGAGAGGAACGTATGGGCAGTAGAAGAGACCAGCGTCATAAGGGGAAGTACCCTTGTAACCTACGACGTAGTACTGGTTAGCAGCAACGTTAGCAGCATAAGGGTCAATGTAGACTCTATACTTACCATTGATGGTGCCAGCAAAGGTGTTGCCGGTGTCATCAACGTTGAGGTTAGCGTTAAGCGCAGGGGTGTAGTCGAGAACACCAGCCATGGTCAGAGCAGACGCAACGTCGGCACTGGTCATGATGATGTTGCCCTTTCCGCGACGAGTTCTTTGTGCGATAGCGTTGGCATCGCGCTCGATCTGGAACAGGAGACCCTTGAACTTCTCAACAGACCAGCGACCGTTGGAGTCAACGTCAAGGTTGAACTCACCGGCAGTGGCGGTGTTGACGGTTGCACCAACTTCGGCAACCTTGTAGATGGAACGGATGACTTCGCGGTTGATCTCAGCAAGAATCTCAGTGCTGAGGATGTTGGCGAGTTCAGCCTCGGCATTCAGACCGTGAATTGCTTTCAGGTCTTGTGCCAGTTCCAAGGAGTATTCTGCTTTCAGAGCACGGCTCTTGGCAGTAACGGTGACTTTCTCGATCGAGAATGCCATTTCGTTGAAAGCATCAGCACCAGCCTTGGTGTTGAGTGCCTCAGCGTCCTCAGTGCCCATGCCCTGACCAACGTTGTAACCAGCGGAAGAACCGGCGGATACAGGGTTGAGTGCAGAAGGGTTGGTGCCAGACTGAGAAGTAGTACCGAAACCAGCAGCTACGTCAGAGAAGTAGCTGGTGTTGTCGAAGCCATGCTGCATACCGGAGAATGCGGTATCAGGCTCGTTGTAGAATGCCTCGGTGCCGTCCATACCTGGGGTGCCAGGAGCGGCATAACGCGAGCGCATTGCGAAGATCAGTCCGGTAGGACCGTTCATTGGTTGAACGCCAGCGAGGTCATAAGCGACCAGGTTAGGCATTGCACGTCTGATCAGGGAGATCAGAACGGGGTCGAAACCAGCAACAGGACCAGCGGCAGCAGCGTCGGCACTAAAACCGGCGGCAGAGGTGCTGCTATTGGTGTTGATGGTTGGGGTCTCCATCAGGGACTGGCCCGAGGAGAATGCTGCTTCCTCTTTGAGGAATTTTTCTTGGTTTTCCAGCAGAACTGCGGTAACTGCTCTTCTGTGATTGTCGGTGATACCACCGTCATGGTCGAGAAGGGGCTTCCACTTTTCTACCAGATGCTCGGATTGAAACATCGGTATTTACCTAAAAGTTTAAAGTTGGATTAATGTTAAATTCACTTAGTATTCATCTTGCTGAGAATATCCAAGTAGGAGTTCATTCCACCAGCACTAGGTGCATCGGTAGAATCAACCTGCTCAGACAGAGTGTCAGCAGACGATTGAGGTGCTGCCTTGGTGTCAGAGAAATAAGATTCTCTCAGGGTGGTCAGCTTCTCTTTGAACGATTCTTCACTTTCAAACTCTACACCTTCGGCAAGCGAAGCGAGCTTCTCTTTCTGAGTAGCAGCGAGGCCCTCAGAAACATCAGCAAGAATACCGTCAGCAACCGACTCAGAGAGGCGCTTGTTCAGGGAAATATTCTTATCGATTTGCTCGTTGAGTTTAGTCTCCATGTCATCTAACTTGTCCGTCATAGCGGACAACACATCATATTTTTCCTCAGGGATGTTCACATAATGATCTTCAAAAAGTGACTTCATGCCTTCCAAGAAGGATTCAGTCATTTCGGTTTTGAGTCCACGCTCCACAGCGAGTTCGTTCTCTTGGAGCCACTCATCAGCGACGTACTCCAAGTAAGAATCGACACGCTCTTGAAGTTCGACTTTCATTTCGTCGATCTCTTCGTTGAGAGCAGCGGCGTATTGTGCTTCGAGTTGCTCTTTAACCTCAGTAATCTTAGATTTCAGAGCAGCCTCAAAGATGGTCTTTGCCTTTTCCTTGAATTCTTCGGAGAGTTCTTCGCCACCGAGAAGTGCGTTAACGTCTTCTTCAACGTCAATGCTTTGCTCTTCTTCGGCTTCTGCAACAACCTCATCAGTGACCTCTTGGTCCTCTTCGATGGTTGCTTCGGTATCGAGTTCCTCTTCTTCTTTTTTCATGGTTGGAGT